AAATACAACAAGCACAAGATGATCAAACTTAAAGAACTCTTATTTGGTAAACCCGATTGCGATTGTGGTTGTGGAAACTGTGAAGGTACTAAACTTACAGAACAAACTACAATTTCAGAAAACTTACAATATCATTTAGATAATAAAATCCCATTAGGGGAATCAATTTTTAGAATTAGCTCTAACGCTCACGTTAAATTATTTAAAGAAGTTAGAGAACTTTGGGAAGCAGGTAAAATAACTTTATCTGAAGCTGATGAATATTTTATAGGGACTGATGCGGGTCGTCAAGGGATGTATGAAGGTAAAATAGTACCACTTGATTTACCATATGTTATGGAAGCTGAAAAGAAAAAAAATCCACCATTAAATAAACCAAAACGTGGTGGTCCTAAAGCATATTATGTTTATGTAAGAGACCCTAAAACTAAAAAAATTAAAAAAGTAACATTTGGTTCAGGTGGGTTAAGAGCAAAAATCAGTAATAAGAAAGCAGCCCAAGCTTTCGCAAAACGACATAATTGTGATCAGAAAAAAGACAGAACTAAAGCTAGTTACTGGAGTTGTAACTTACCTCGCTACGCTAAGCAATTGGGTCTTGGCGAGCCTGCTTCCAGATATTGGTAAACCATATACTGATATAAAAGAATCAGATGGTTCTATAAGTCGCTTATTTCCTTCATGGATTAAACCTAATCGTCTTAAATGGCATATGGACGATGAAGATAGAATAGTTGAAGCTCTTCATAAAACAGATTGGATGTTTCAACTTGAAGATCAGTTACCTGTTCCTTTAAATAAGCCTATATTTATTAAAAGACATCAATGGCATCGCCTTATAAAAGGTTCGGGGCCTTTAATAGTCAGAGTAACTAAAATATGCAAGAACGTAAACTATCAAAATCGGTAGAAAGAATCGCTAAATCATTACCTGACGCTGAATTTAAAAAGCGTTATGGTAAAGATTGGATGTCTGTAAAAATTGCTACTGCTGAAAAAATGGCTAAAAAAAATGAAGCCATTGATTTAGGTAGCGCTGAACCTATAGTTTCAGCTTTATTATTAATTTTAGGACCTTTAGGAATTTATATGGGTCTTGAAAAATTACGCAAACTAGCTGAAAAATATGTTGTTCCCCTTAGAGATAAATTTGCAGGTAAAATAGGTGAAGCTGTTAAGTTTTTAAAAATTAATGCTAAAGAATTACGTAAAGCCGCTAAAGAAAGTCAAGATGCTTTTGAACAAAAAATGGCTGATTTAATTAGTGATTTATATGAAAACGATATTAATGAAGCTTCTAGAACTAAAAAAGGTAAAAAAGTAAATCCTAAATACCTTAAAGGTTTAAAAGGTAAAGGCACTTATGGTTCTAAAGAAGCAATGAAAAAGGAAATCGATAAATTTGCCGGTAAAAAAACCTATCAAAAAGATTGGTACGCTGATCATGATGATGAAGGAAAAAGAATAAAAACTAAAGTTTCAGCAGCTACTAAAGCATATAAACAAAGATTTGGTGAGCAATTAAATGAGGCTAATATCGACAAAGCATTAAAAAATAAAGCTGAAAAATCAGGTATTCCTATGTCAATTTTAAGACAAGTATACAATAAAGGTAAAGCAGCTTGGAATACAGGACACCGTCCAGGAGCATCTCAAGACCAATGGGCTATGGGACGTGTAAATTCATTTATCACTGGTTCAGGTGGTGCTCGTAAAGCAGATGCTAAATTATGGGCCCGTGCTAAAAAAGCAAGAGGTAAAAAAAGAAAATCAAAATAATAAATTATGGCTAAATTAAATTTAAAAGACGCATTAAACAAAGTCTTAGACAGAACAGATCTAGATGAAAAAGTTTTGAAAGAACTTAAAGCAATTAAAACTAAAGTTGATGCTTTAGAAAATCAAGCAGAAGCTAAAATTGAAGATCTTCTTGAAGAACCAAAATCATTTTTTGCTCGTTTGAGAGCTAATGTTGGTTTTTGGTCTATTATTGAATTAGGAACTATTGGATTTATCGCTTTACCAGCATGGAATGGTGATTTTAATATTGCTTTTGGCGCTACCTTAGTTTGGGTTTTATTACACAAACTTGATAAAATTTGGATAAAATGAGCTTTTTAGACGAAGGAACTTTTGTAGGAAAAAACGCCGTAGCAGACGCTTTAAAAGACCCTGAATTCAAAGCCTTAAAAAGCGATGAAAAAGCTAAAGCCATTGCTACTCTTAAACAAGGCGGATCTATAACTACTGAAATAGAAGAAGCCAACGCCTACCTTGCTGCTGCTGATGCCGCTAGAGATGCCGGTAAAAAAGAATTTGAATTCCCTAAAGGTAGTGGTAAAATGCATAAAGTTACCCTTAAAAGAGATTTAGACCTTGAAGAGGGTAAACTATCTAAAGCATTAGGCGGTGTAGCTGTTCTTGCAGGACTTTTATTAATGAATAAAATTAACTCAAATGATCCTGTAATCCAACGTTTACAAGCCGAATATGAACAAGCAAACCCTGCTCAACAAGATTCTATTCAAAAACTTATGACTAAAAGATTAATTTTCTTAGATAGTGGTGATTTTGATAGTGAAACTCCTATGGATGAAGCTAAAGATGGTGAATATAATCCACCTGAATATACAATTTTTGAACCAGCAAGAGGAGAAAAAGGCAGATTTAGAAGCGCTGTGGGTTACAAACCATTAAAAAGCCCCACAGATACAGTAGGTGATTTTAAACAATTTATTAAAAAAGCAACTAAGGTAGCAGGTAAAAGATTCGATAAAGGATTTGCTAAATTTGTTGGAGCAGAATATGACACTCCTTTTTCTGATTTAGTAGCTGACTTAGAAAATGTTGTTAAAGATAATCCCGATAATACTGAATTACAAAAATTTGCTAAAAAATTATCTAGTCTTGAGAATATGTCTCAAATTGAATTTGATGCTTTTATAAAAGAATTAGGTAAAGAAGGATATGATAAAAAAGAAATCAAAAAACTTCAAGATAGATATAAAAAAACTCAACAAGCAAAAAAGAAAAAAGCTGTGAAAGAAGAAAAAGAACTTAAATTACCTGCAGATACTACTTTTACTATTGATCTTAAGCATCTTATGCAAAAACATGGTAAAGAAGATACTATTAAACTTACTAAAAAGTTAATGCAACAACTTCATGATAAAGGTAAAGTTGAAGTTGATGGTACTACTTTAGTTTTTGAAATGAATATGATGCAAGATACTCCACTAGCACTTCCAGAACCTGAGGTAGAAAAACCTAGAAAAAAAAGACCCCCTAGATTAGTTACCTTTGATACAGATGCTCCTGATTTCTTAGGCGATGATGGTATGGATTATGAAGGAGGTATGGCAAAAAGTCAAATGCTCAAAATGAAAAAATACGCAGCTGCCCTTTGTGATATGATTGAAGATGAATCACAATTAGAAGCGTGGGTTCAAGCTAAATTAACTAAAGCATCTGATTATATGTCTGCTGTTTATCATTATTTAGATTATCAAAATTCTAAAATGAATGAAAACCCAAATCCATCTATGATGGATACTGATGAAATATTAGTTAGTATTTTAATGAGTGTAGCTAGGCTTGGTGAAGAATCTGCTGAACAAGTAATAGATAATTTAACAGCTGAAGATTTTAAAAAAGCTGCTATGATGATGATGAGAGATGATGATGAAAGAGAAATAGCTAAATTTGTTCTTTCTGCTACTAAATTAGATGAAAATTCTAAAATGAACGATGAACAAATTAACTGAACAACGATTAAGACGTAAAATACGTCAAATAATAATGGAAAGCCATATTTACGAGGAACGTGAATATGAATTACGCCAATTATCTCCTGAGGCATTTGATGCTTTAGGTCCTGGTACATTAGGTATCCCTCCTTCAGCTATAGTTGATGTTAAAATTATTAAAGCGCCTAAACCAATTTTTAAATGTTTCCTTGAAAATGGTCAAACATTCAATTTAATTGATAATGAACGTTATATGCAAGCTGATATTAACCGTATTTTGTTCGATCTAGATAGAGAAGATGATATTAATGGTGCAAAATATGAGCTTGAAAAATTAATGCAAAAAGGTAAAATCGCCTCTGATGAAGAACCCGCAGATACTGGCTCAGAAGAATTACCCCCTGAAGCAGAACCAGGATTTGAAGAACCAACAGGTGAAGAACCCCCAGAAGAACCCGCAGCATAATGAATAATAATCCTGAATTTAGTCAAGCAGCAGCAGGTATTTACCGCGATGCCGTTAAAAAATTCGGTATCCAAAATACACCTAAACTTGTTCTTCGCAAGGATGAAGAAAACGGAGCTAAAACATTAGGACGTACTGCTTATTATGATCCAGAAAATTTAACTATTGTTCTTTACATTAGTGGTCGCCACCCTAAAGATATTCTTCGCTCATTTGCTCACGAATTAATTCACCACGTTCAAAATGAACGAGGCGATTTACAAATGGGAGACGCTAGTAATCCACAATATGCTCAACAAGACGATCACCTTCGCAATATGGAAAAAGAAGCATATCTTAAAGGTAACTTATTGATGAGAGATTTTGAGGATAATTTTAAATATCAACAATGAGATTAAAATACACTCCTTTTAAATTTCAACCTGATACTACTCTATTAAATCCTGAAGAATTTGATAAGATGATGGATGATTTAAGAGGTAAACCTATAGACCTTGTTGATTATTTAGTTTTTGTTAGGTCAATGAAAGATGATGAACCTATATACCAAGGTATATTTAATAAATTAGGTATTAAAAATCTTGAAAAACTAAAATTTGTTAGTCGAGAAAAAAAATTAATCAAAATGTTAACTTACCCTAAGTTCTCTAATGTTTTAAAATATAAAAGAGCCATGGAACTTTATAATGATTATAAAGATAAATTTCCTAATTGGGCAAAACAAAACCAAGAATTTTTTAATTCTTTATCTACAGGTATTGGGTTTTCTCCTAATCAATAATATTTAGTAACGTATAGATTAGATTCATATCCTAATCGGATTTAAAAATAAATTGAGAGATGTGGCCTCATATTTGGCCTCATCTTTTTTTTTCGTTATATTTAATAGTTAAATTTAAACAATGGAAAAAATAGTAATCATAGGAGCTGGTGTAGCGGGCGTAAACGCTGCAACAAAATTAGTAGATAACGGTTATCCTGGAGATCATATTACCATTATTGATATGGGTAATGACCCATATAAACGTAAACCAGAGGAAGTGATGACAGGTTTCTTAGGTGCTGGTGGTTGGAGTGATGGTAAACTTACTTACCACACAGCAATTGGGGGACATATGTCAAAATATTGTGGTGAAGAAAAAGCAATGGAATTGTTTGATGAAGTAATTACCAACTTTAAACGTTTCCACCCCAAACCAGAAGAAGTACAATGCTCAAACCCAGAAGCAGAACCAGATTTTATTAAACCATACTTTGGACTTCGATTATTCCCAGTTTGGCACGTAGGTACAGATTACTTACATGAAATTGGTAAAAATTGGTATGATTATCTTTGTGATAAAGGTGTTAAGTTTTTCTGGAATACTAAAGTAACTAATGTTTTACCTGAAAAAAACAGAATTACATATGAGTACCTTAATAGAGATCGTAGAGGTGGGGGATCATCAGATTATGATCGCTTAATTTTTGGAGTAGGCAAATCTGGTATTGATTTCGGTAAACGATTAGCAGAAGAATACAACTTCCCAACTGAACCTAAGCCAGTACAAATTGGTGTACGTTTTGAAGCTCCACAAAAACACTTCCAAAAACTTATTGATGTAAGTTATGACTTCAAATTGTATCGTAAGTTTGAAGATGAAGGTGTATCACTCCGTTCATTTTGTACTAACAACAATGCAGCTTATGTAGCCGTTGAAGAAACATATGGAGATCATAGCTACAACGGACATGCTAAAAAAGACGAGGCCTACCGAAATAACATGACTAACTTCGGTATACTCATGGAAATTCAGGGCATCGATGCACCATTTGATTGGTCTCGTGAAGCAGTTAAAAAACTTCAAATTAATGGTACTGGAACTTATTTTTCACCTAGTAAGCGTGTACCATCTAAAACAAGTGAAGGCGAATATGTTAAAACAGAAATTGTAGATAACATGGATATTTTATATGATGCTATTGGTGATAATGCAACATATATTATTGATTTTATTGAAGATATGAAAAAAGTATTTCCAACACTTGGAAATGATTGGGGTGTTTATATGCCAGAAGTAAAATATCTTTCACCTGAACCTCTTGTAGATTATGATACATTGGCACTTGCTGATTTTAACAATGTGCACTTTGTAGGCGATGCTCTTTCAGCAAGAGGTATCACAGTATCAGGAGCACAAGGAACTTATGTGGCAGAATATATTATTCATTGTAATGATGAAGAGCTATTTGGTCATTTAGAAGATGGTAATTATATTGGCGGGTTAACAATGCCTAAAGAAAAATCAGAATATTGGAAAACAATTTAAAACTTAAAAAATACCCTATTATATTTTTTTCTGCGTTAGCATTAGAAATAGGTAGTACAATGTATATTAGTTCAGTTGCTGATAAGAATATGGCATCAACTATGTTTTGGGCGTTTTTAGGTCCCTTTATAGCATTACCTTTTGCAGGTTATGTAGCTGACGAAAAAACATGGAAAGGTAGAATTTATATAGCTTTATCTAGCTCAATAGGATATACCGTAGGAGCTTTAATATCAATGTATTTTATATTAAATTAAAAAAATGGATCAAAAAGAAGAACAAAGACTTAAGGAAGCTCAATTAATAGATGAGCAAAATCGAATGAGAGGTAAAAAAACATTTCCTAAAACTAAACGTTTAAAAGCTCCTGATGGAACTATAGCTTATTATTGGGATAATAAATTACATAACTGGGAAGGGCCCGCTTTAATACCTGAAGGTAATAACCGCTTAAGAGAGTATTATCTTTATGGTATTAAAAAAACAGAAGATGAATGGAAAGAGGCTAAACGTAGTGGGCATGGGTTACCATGGTATAAAAATCCAGCGTATAAAGAAAGAAGCTAATATGTATTAGCATGCCTAATAAAATAGTCCTTATATCTTGCGTAGCAACTAAAAGAGATAAACCTCTCCCCGCTCAAGAATTATACAACTCTGATTTATTCCATAAAACATTAAATTATGGAAAAAGTTTAAACCCAGATAAAATGTATATTTTATCAGCTAAGCATTATCTTTTACCATTAAAAAAAGTAATCGCTCCTTATGATTTAACTTTAAATAATATGGCAGCTGAAGAAAAAAAAGAATGGGCTAATAAGGTATTAGATATTATGAAGTATAAAAAGTTAGATCTAGAAAACGATGAATTTATTATTCTAGCAGGGTCTACTTATAGTAAATATCTTTTACCTGAATTAAAAAATGTAAAATTACCTCTTAAAGGACTCAGAATTGGTCAACAAAAGTCTTTCTTAAAGAAAAAATTAGAACAACTTAAGAAAGCAATAAATGAATTAAAGAATAGATTTTATGAAATTATCAAAAGAAAACGTAGAGAACTTATCTAACTCTTATATAGGAGATATAGATGCTTTTGGTGATGAGGAAATTTATACTCCTGAATACATTTCGTTATGTGAAATAACCTTAGAAGAAATCAAACAGAGTGTTTTGGAAGATAAGGATTCTTCATTAAATTTATTAAAACAATATTCTGAAAATTTATCAAAAGATAAAAAAATTATTTTAGAAGATTTTTTAATATACGTTAAACATACAGATTAAATGAAAATAGGTTTTTGTGGAACTATGAGTGTTGGTAAAACAACACTTGTTAAGGCTCTTCAGGGTATTCCTGAATTAAAAGATTATAAATTTGCAACTGAACGTAGTGCATACCTTAATTCACTTGGTATTCCTTTAAATCACGAAACTACTATTGAAGGTCAAACTATATTCTTAGCAGAACGTGTAAGTGAACTTATGCAACCTAATATTGTTACTGATAGAACAATTATTGATGTTATGGCATTTACTAATTGTGCTAGGAAAACAAGTATAATAGATGGGGATGCATTTGAAGAATATGCAAAACGTTTTGTTTATTTATATGATTATATGTTTTATATTTCACCTGAAGGAGTAGATATGGAAGATAACGGTGTGCGTGAAACTGATTTAGAATATAGAAAGGAAATCGATAAATGTATTCAAAAATTAATATTTAAACATAGACCTATATATTATACAATCAAAGGTTCTACTGAAGAACGAATCAAACAAATATTAAATATAGTAAAATTTTAAAACATGAAAATTTGGAAATGGATATTAGCAGTTATAGCTGCTGTAGGAGGTGCTGCTGCGTTAGCGAGTACTAAAAATAAAAAAAAGTACAAACAAGACGTTAAAGAAAACAAAGAACAAATCAAAATTGTACAAGAAAAAGCAGCACAAGCTGAAGCTGAAAGAATTAGACTTAAAAAAGAAAAGTCTCAAGCTAAAAAGAAAACAGCTGCTACTAAAGCACAAGTTAAAGATACTACAAGTGCTAAACAAACAACCAAGAATTTCGAAAAGAAATACAGACGTAAACCAAAAGCAAAATCATGAAACAGTTACTAGTCGCTTTATTTTTAGGCGTATCTAGTATTATATATTCACAGGATACTCTTCAGATTCCCGCAATAGAACTTGAAGAGTTTTTCCTGGCTTTAGATACGCTACGCACTCAAGATTCGATTAAAACGCAATTAATTAAAGATTTTGAATTTCAGATCGCTTTACACGAACGTATAGAACAACAGGATAGCCTTATAATTTTATATAAAAACCAAGAAATAGAATTATTAAATAAACAAATTCAACTTCATTTAAATTATATAGATCGTTCAGATAAATGGTATAAAAAACCAGGTATTGGAGTAGTAGGTGGTTTTATAGGTACATTAATTTTAATTCATACAATAGATTATACTTTGCCTAATTAATCTTTATATATTTATTACTATAATAATAATACATTGCTATGAACAAAGCCGAAATTAAGCAAATTATTCTTGAAGAAATCGAGAATGCTATGAATGACATGGCATCAAATTTAAATAATAGAGAATTAGTTGATTCTTTAGCTACAATTTTATCAGTTCCTGATATTGAAGATGACGAAATAGAAGGTCCTGGTATTGAAGATTTATCACCAGATTCTATATTTGGTTCTGATCCTTCATACGTTGAAGAAATGGCTCGCCCAAAAGAAACTTGGGTTGCTACTCCTAAATTAGAAGCTTTATTACAACACTTTGTTGGAAAAGGTGGAGTAGATGGATTAACCGCTGCTATGGAAAGAATCAGCAATGTATTAACTAAAACTCAAAACGTTGGTTTTAAATCAAGAGCTAAAAAATACCAAAAACGTTTCTTTACAGATGAAGCTGGTAATGTTGATAAAGTTAAATTAAGACAATTTGCTAAATTATTACTTAACCCAGCAGGATTTACTCAAAGTGATATTCAAAATTTTGTTGGATTTAAAAATTCAGCTCAAGCTAATGCCTTTAAAATGAAATTATATAAGGCTAAATTAATTAACGTTCAACAATCACAAGACGATTCTGAAGATGTTTCAGAATCAAAAAAAAAACTCGAATTTGACTTTTCGCAGGTAGAAACACCTGAAAAATTACCCATTGATGTCGATGAACAAGACTTAATGGATAATATTAAAAAAGAATTAAAATCATCAGCTGAAGATTATAGTGGTGATAATGATAAAAAAACAGCGAATCAGTTAAAAGATGCTGTAAATTGGGTTGATAAAAATAGTCTTAAAGGTAAAGTTACTTTAGAAGAAGTTTATAACTTCTTAACTGAATTTCATAAACAATTACCTGACGATGACAAAATGTTTTTACATGAACCTACAATTTTAGAATTAATAGAAGACGAATTTAAACCTTATGTTGACACTGAAGAAGAATACCAAAAAATTGTTTCTTCAGTTAAGCAATATTTATCATCAAAACAACCACAAACTATGAGTGAATTAGAAAAATATATCAAACAGCAAATCAGAGAAGCTAAAAACCCATTAGCTAAAAAGATGAAAGAAATCGAAAATCAAGGACGCGTTGCAGCACTTGAAACTAAACTTGCTGCTATTGCTGAAATGATTGAAGAAACTGAAGGTCGTTTAACCCGTATTGACGAAGATAATGAATTCGCTGATATGATGGATAAAAATGCTGTTAAAGAAGTTCGTAAACAACTTAAAGAACTTGAAAAAGCTAAAGGTAAGCTCGAAAAAGAAAGAGCTAAAATGGAAGGTAAAGTCGAAAAGAAAAAAGAACCAGTAGTAGATGAAGATGCTCCTATTGGTGAAGATATATTTGACACAGCCATTGATGAAATCGACTTAGAAGAAGAAACATTTGAACTTAACGAATCTACACTTCGCTTCCAAAAATTAGCTGGTTTAATCACTGAAAGTGATATCCAAAAAAAAAACTAAGTCTTAACGAAGAAAAAATAGCTCCCGAAGAATTACTAAAATTATTACAAAGTAATCCTGATAAAGTATACCTAAATACAGGTAAATGGCCCCGTCTAAATGTTAAAAATTTTAAAGTCGGGAAAGCTGGTAAAGAAGTCATTGATTTTAATTCTAGACCACAGGAATTTTGGTTTTTCTGGACAGGTGAGGAATACAAAGATGCTCCTAAAGACCTTGGCGATAGCGCTCAATTAATAGGAGGTTTTCAATTAGAAGGAACCCAAATATGGTTTACAGTAATGGGAGGACGTGCTGAAGAATATTTAATGGCTCGCCTTAATAGAGAAGAATTTACTAGTAAACCTGGAAAAATTGATTATCTTAAAGTAGCTAAATTTGGTAACTAACTTAACTAAATATAAGAATTAAGGGAGCTTCGGCTCCCTTTCTTTTTAGCTACGTATATACGATGGCAGACATTAAATCAATTATTAAACAAGAGTTCGTTAAATCTGCGAGCGATCCTGTCTATTTTATGAAAAAATATTGTTGGATTCAACACCCAACAAGAGGTCGCACACAATTTAATCTATACCCATTCCAAGAAAAGGTATTAACTCTACTAAACAAGCACGATAAATCAGTTATCTTAAAATCAAGACAGCTTGGTATATCGACTCTCTCAGCAGGTATAGCTTTGCATATGATGTTGTTTCAAAAGGATAAAAACATCCTTGTAATAGCAACAAAACAAGAAACAGCTAAAAACCTAGTAACTAAAGTACGATTTATGTATGATCAGTTACCTAGTTGGTTAAAATTACCCACAGTAGAAAATAACCGACTATCACTACGACTTAAAAATGGATCCCAAATTAAAGCAGTATCTGCAGCAGGCGATGCTGGTAGATCAGAAGCAATTTCGCTTCTAGTGATTGATGAGGCTGCATTTATTGAAGAAAACAGAATTGAAGAGATTTGGGGTTCAGCCCAACAAACACTTGCTACTGGTGGTAGAGCAATTGTATTGTCTACACCAAATGGTACTGGTAACTGGTTTCATCGAATGTGGACTAAAGCACAAGACGGTACAAGTGGTTTTACTCCTATTAGGTTACCTTGGACTGTACATCCAGAACGAAATCAAGAATGGCGAGATAAACAAGACGACGAGTTAGGTGAAAGAATGGCGGCGCAGGAATGTGATTGCGATTTTACAACCTCAGGCGATACAGTATTTCCTCCAGAAACTCTTAACTATATAGAAACCACAATGCTTAAAGATCCACTTGAGAAACGTGGTATGAATCAAAGTTTATGGGTTTGGGAATATCCAGATTATTCAAGGCAATATATGGTTGTAGCTGACGTAGCAAGAGGTGATTCAAAAGACTATTC